AACAAGACCTCCCAATTGGTAACCATCGGACGGCTTAACCATTCCGCCACCATAATAATCTATTAAACTTTTGTATGCCATAATTTTATCCTAATTGTTTTCCAATGCTGTAACCTTTGCTGACAGTTCCTGAACTGCTTTCACTAAATATGATGTTAATCCATGATTATCAATAGATTGAATGATGGGATTATCATCATCATCTACTTCATCTTTATCACCTTTTACAATATCAGGAAGTTGCGCCTTAACTTCATGTGCTATAAATCCTATTCTTTGTTTGTCACTTTGCTTAAAGACACTAAACTCTTTTTGCGTATAACTAATAGGTCTAAGAGCATTAATTTTATCTAATACATCATCATTTATTGTAGCCACATTTTCTTTTATCCTGTAATCAGACGTTGTATGACCAGTTGCTATACCAGTAGTGTCTATATATATATCTGCCTCACTACCATCCCAAAAAAAGTTAAATACATTAGCACCATTATCTGAGCCACCAGTTCCAGCACGTGCAATAAAACCATCGAAAGATACATTGCCATCAACTTCGAGAACGGGGTCTTTAGTAGTAGCTACTGGAGAATTCCTACCCATCATCACTATACCAGCAGTATTTACTACGATACCATCATTCCAAGTAATTGCACTACCCTGTGCAGTCGCAGAATCATACATTAATTTAAATTTATCACCAATTTTGTAGAATTGGAAATTTGAACCAGCGTCACTGCTTTTCCATGCTCCATCATAATAAGCATCAAAATTTAGAGAAATATTATCATGCCCCCAGTTTAACTGCTGGAATACGGGATAACTATCTGCCGATGTTGTATATTGAACATGTGGGCCATCTGCGTTTGTAGTAGTACCGCTCATTGCAAATTTAGCAAACCCAACACCACCATCTGGGATTACAGTATTTATCCCAACACTGCTTGATATTGTTTTTCCATTAACTTTTAAATTTCTTTCAATATATTGATCACCATTGTGTGACATATATGATTTCCATATTTTACCATACTTTTTCCTATGTACAGCAAGCTGGCTATTGTTACTCTTAGTAATAGCAATCTGACCATCGGCCATACCACTTATAGATGGCTCACCTTTAAACTCTACCGCATCCTGCTTCGTGTTTAATAATCTTCTTAATTCTCTATCATCGGCCATTATGAATATGCCTTACTTTGTAGTACCCTGTATTCTATAGTTATATCATTTATCTCAAAAACTCCATCACCCGGCGCAAACTTTATTTGAATACTTTGACATGATATAATAGACGATGGGGTCAGCGCTACAACGTCCCATACCCCAGAAGTATCAGCAAGGTTACCTGTAAAAGTACCACCACCAGCACCAGCGAAATTTTGTATACCATCAACAGCATATGTAAATGGTGTTGTGATGGAACCATTAGATTTATATGTTACTATTACTTTATATATCTTTTTAGTTAACCCCGGTTGCCCAAAATCTATATCCCTAGTTATAAGTTTTTGACTGGTACTAGTAGCTGGGATTGGCAGATATTTAAAAAAGTTTACATCACTACTTCCATCGTACATGCCAGTGGTTAAATTATTATTCCAATCAGTAACAAAATTTGTAAATATCTTATCATTTGTGAACATGGTTGTATTATAAACCCAACCATCACTATCAAAATCATATATGTAAGTTTGATTTGCATCATCCGATGAATCTTTTGGATCGCGCTGTACTATCAATGAATTACTCATTGCATCATAACCTATCATTGGAGCCTTAGCATTGGCACTACCACGACCATGAAGATACCAAGCACTAGCGCTTGAGTTTGCCGAAGAACTAATATCAAGCTTCTTCTCTACCAGATTCCTTACCCTGTTACCATCATATAAAAAACATCCAGCTTCGTTTACCCAAGCACAGCCATATTCTGTTCTAGTAACACTAAATGGAAATGTAACACCGTAATATTTTATAGTATCCTCAAGATACCAGTTCGATGGGCTTGGGTTTGTTATATTAATTATATGTACAAGATTATGTTTAAAAGCAAGTAACCTATCAGCGTATACTTCAAGAGCAGTATACTCACCATAGTCACCTTTAGATACGTCTATAAAATTATCAGGTAAAAATGTATCAAATTTATTTACCTCACTATACATTATCCGGTCACCAAAACGCTCAAGTTCACCAGTGAACCCGAATGTCCTTACATTCGCTATGAATGCCCTGCGTCCAGCAACGACAGAAGCCTGATAGGATTCATTCTTACCACCAATAGAAACAAACCTAACATCGGGAGCAAATCCATTTATAGTATTATATGTATCAAGATTTGGGTCTATTGAGTTACCAGTTGCATCAGCTGTAACATAATATCCTTTACCAGTTTCATATGTCCAGTTATTATGATCACCATCAATAGAGGTACGTACACCTTTAACAATATCAATATCAACCAACAATACAAGATCGTCATCACTGTTTTGTTTCCTTACATAAATTCTTCCACCAGAGACTCTTCCATTATACGCTAAATCTGCATATACAGAAACACGTAAAGACTTTCCACCTGCGGCAGTATGTATACCAGCATCAAGATTTGTACCATCATCACCATCACTCATTTGCATTGGTAACGACTCCTGATTTCCATCATAAACAAATGACTGATAAAAATCATAGGTGTCTGCTTGCCAAGTACCAGTAGCAGTACCATCACTAACACCTATATTAAATCCAATTCCACGTTCTATTATAGGAGTCTCTTCATCTGCATAACTATCCGGTGCTGTACCACTTAATGCTCCACCATAGGCTCTGCTATATGTGATTCCTGCGCCAGCGGCTCCTGAAGTTTTCGTACAAAATAAATATTCTCTTGGGGCAGTGCCAATGTCTTCATCTATAGTAATTACTTCACCTAAAATACTTTGATCTAAAATAGCATTATTATCTGCATCTTGAAAATTAAAGTCTGTATCCGTAAGGTTTGCGGCTATAGTACCAGTATCATTTATTTCTAAAGGACTATTTGAATTACCTGAATTTAATTTTTTTATAGCAACGCCACGATTTTCACTAAAATAATTTGTTTCTTGCTCAGGATCATGTGGACTATCTGTTAAAGTGGGATTAGTACCCCCAGATTCACCAACAGCTGGAGAATTGACATAACAATAAGTAAAACTACCAGTTACCCTTGGTGGCCTTAATGTATTAGGATGATCCTGCCATTCGGAAAATACAAGACTACTACCTTTGTTACCATCTGACGCATCAACAGCCGCATATGCAAACTGGTGTCTCTGTATATAACCATACCATTTTACATGGCTTGTATTCTGAAGGTTGGTATTACAAACACGTAATGCCTCATCGGCAAAATGATATATATACTGAGCATCTTCTCCGTCGATGGTAGGCGATATAGCTGATGCTGTCCACCCATTATCCTTAGTGGTATAATCGGAAACTGCATTATTTGACCAGACATCAACACCACCAGCGGCATCAACATCACCAAGAGCTACTAGTTTATCTCCGGGTGCCCGTATAACTTCTATTTGCACATCTCTATTAGTATTAGAAGTTTCTCCAATTATTGGATTTCCCTTTAATACATAATATACATCACTTCCAGATGTGGTAATATCTGTAACGCTAAAAACACCATTATTACTTGCGGTACCTGATATTCTTATATTGTCTCCAATCTTAATAAGATTTGGAGTAGTACTGCCATCAGTGTATATAGTACTATTAGAAGCGCTAGTACCACCATATAATGTCATATAACTTTCAGATGGTGTAGCCATAATTATGCACCACCACCTTCTGGGGCTGTTGAACTAATACCGCCACTTTCAACCTTATAAAATCCTATTTGACCAGCAGACGTTCCTATTGCTAAAGCATTTGATGACCCCGGGTGCTTTGTATCTTCAATAACAGATTCAGCATCCCTACTATGGTCAGATTCAAAATAAAACAATCCATAACCACCACCACCTGTAAGACCAGCAGTTCTTTCTACTATATATCCGTCTGTAAGGTCGGTACTACCATCCTGATTTTCTACATGGGCATATAATTTACCAGCTGTCTTTATTTTACCTAATGAATCAATAGACATATTCTGAATAAAAGCACATTCATTTTCCTGTAAATCGCGGGAATCTCGCTTAGAGTTTATACCACCTGAAAAATCCCTGATTATATAACGCTGTTTGGGCACTATGCTGACCTCACTAAGAAATCCTCTACAGTACCGCGACCAGCCATACTATTGTAATATTTCTTCCAGTATTTGGCCTGCCCCTCTAAACTTGACGGGAGTGGTTTGGGTATGCGTCTATAATGCAAGCGACACATCGCTATTTGAGCGGCGATGTTTGTTTCCAGTATATAACTCCAGTCTTCTTCATTAGGCTCTACAAAATAAGATAGCTTTACCTTAGTAGCATCAGCCACCTTGCGCATAAGACTCTTACGATAGGCAAGGTAATTCTTACATATATCTACCGCCACCCATGATTCGCATTGGAAAAGT